AAGTTCTGGCGCAGCGGATTCTGGTAATTGATCAGATTCGCTATTACCTTATCAATCTCAGGCTGGACCAGTACACTAGCTCCGGCAACATCAAGAGCCTTCAGTATATCAACTCGAGCCACGTTAATTCACCTCCTTATTTAAAATTCTCGTTTAAAGTTCGAATTAATAACCTCAATTGATCCCCAGGAGTTGCGTCTTTAAACTCCTTCGACTTCAGGAGCTCCTCTACTTTGCTCTGGCGAGGTTTCTCCTCTTCCTTCACAACCGCTTTCCGTAAAGGAACATTTTTCGACACCACCTCGGCCACCTTCTTGACAGAAGACGCTACCTCGCGAATCTCCTGCCGCAACTCCTCCAACTCTGCCTCGTATTTCTTCTCCATAAGTTCCTTCTCCAACTGAGCCAGTTGCTCTCTCATCTCAGCGGCCAAGTCGGGTTTCTCTTCCTTCTCAGCAGTCTGCTCAGGTTTCTGCTTTGCTTCGGGATAAGGATAAGATCCGCCAACAACCTTCGACAAAGCGGCCTTCAAGGTCTGCAACGCTTTCTTCTTATCCTCATCCTTCTCTGCTTGAATCAGCGTGTCCAACATCTCGAAGATCTTCTTAAAGGAACCAGCAGGGATGTTAGGATAATTCGTTCCAGGCTCAGGATATGGATCTTGCTTCTCCGTCTTCTGCTCTTTCTGCCACTCCATAGCACACTCCTTCATCGACTTCCCTGACTTCAGACATCTCTTCATGAAGTCAGTATAAGCCGACTTCTCCTCCTCTGTCAATCCCTCAGGAATCTCGAGCTCAGGTTCTTGAGTCGCTTTCTCCTCAGCTACCTTGGCCTCATCCGCACTCACTTCGACCTTTACCTTCGCATTCGGATCAACGGTAACTTTGGTCTTCTTCTCTTGAGGCTCGCCCTCGGACTCCTGAATTAGCTCCTCATCTGTCCTCGGTACTCTCTCCACAGTTGTTTCACCTCCTTCTTTTAAGTCTTCCTTCCCTAGTCGTTTGTAGACCAGGTACTCCCTTTCATTCGCAGGAGAGTCAACAATGCCTACACTAAAAATCCTGAGTTTCTTCAGACGATGGCGTGCCATCTAAACCTCCCTAATCCAACGGTATCGACTCTGCGATACCGCGTATTGAATATCCTCGAAGCTCACCATTCTTCACTTTCTTCCAAATCTCTTCATCAAAAACCTTGGTCACCAAGATCCAAGTACCTTTCTTGACGAGATGGTCACCAAGATAGAAAGTAGTCGGAGCGATATATGACTCTACAGGAAAACATTTCGAGCTCAAACGAACATGCTGAACATCGATTCGCCTCGAATTAACAAGAAAATCGTGTGCTGCATCCTCGATTACATCTGCAGAGATGATATCACCTTGCGCATCTACTTGATCTGGAACCAGAACCTCGCCGTAAACGAGATGCTTTTCTGAGGAAACCTTAACAATCGGCACGTAAAAGTCTTTCTTCAAACCAGGTCCTTCCTCCGTTCTCGAAAGAGTCCAAATGTTTATATCAGGTCTTTCCTTAAACAAGATCCACAGACCTTTCATTGCACCGGACTTAATCTGGAACTTTTTGAACTCACGCGAGTCTTCTAATAAGGACATGGAGCCACTGGCAACGACTTCAATGAAGGAAGGTGTGTTCTTAGTGGGATTAAGTCTGGTTCCCGGTTTTACCTCGACCGGCTTGTCAGAACCAACACCTAAGTTCATTTCTTCCTCAGAAGCAAATGACTCTTGAAGTCCAGCAGCTATCTTCCGGAGAGGATCCGACTCAAAGACGTAGTGCAAAATGGTATCATCTTTCTTAATCCAAAAGCGCCACAGCTCCGTTGTAGGCCCAAAACGAACATGAATCGGACCGCGAAATGTTTGATATTGCAAAACATATGACGCAGTGGATTTCGTCACCTTTTCCTCCTCAAAATACTTAACTAACTCATCACGTAGCTTTCTCCTCTCTTTCAGACTCTTCTTTCTCCAATACTGAAGATCTGGTGGAACCTTTTTCCTTATCTCTTTTGGTAATGCAGAGATTCCCGCCGGAGGTACCCATCCTTTTTGAACCGTGTCTTTCTGTAAGACATAAGGTGTCTGATCATCTGGTTTGATTAGCAACCAGAAGTAACCACCTCTTGCAGGTTGCTCTTCCGCTGGTTCTAAGACTTCGTCCTTAAAGATCTCACATAGTTCGGCATTTATCTCATTTTCATTATACCTCAAATACTCAGAAAGGGCACGCCCCTTTAACCTCTCGACCTCACTCACCCGCTTAGTGGGTAACATTCGATAGAAATATCTACCATTAAACACCTTTCCATGTCGGAAGAACTCCACATAATAAGGTAGAATAGAACCATATTCAGCAATGCCTTTGTCCACAGTCACCAATACACCAACGTGATACTTACTTCTTCCTGGACCAGCTGTGACGACGCCTTCATAGCCAAGCCATGCCTTCGGTTCGGGTGCCTTAAGCGTACACCAAATACTGGTTCGACGAACAACACCACTTCTAACTCTACGCTTCCTAAACTCACCAGTTAGAGGGTTGATCTTCCATAAATCAGGGTTCTTAATGGCCTTCCTAGCTTGAGCCATCGTCTCTACTGGCTCTTTCAAAGCACCTGGCATTAGAACTGCTAACGTGAAGCCTTGAAGCTTATCGTTGTACTCAACCCTATCATCCCAATGCGCTGACCTTCCGATAAAATGAGCGGAAACTGCGTATCTATAAGTCTTATCCTCAGGAGGTGGTGCGAAAATCTTACAAACCTCAGTCAAGCTATCCTCTAAATTCCTCTTCTCCAAATAATGAGTTTCTCCATTTTTGTCGATTTTCTTTTCCGACAACACCCCGTTAACCTTCGCTCTTTTCACTGCTTCATCAACAGAATCTGGCGTCTTTCTCTCACTCGCGATCCTCAGAAAACGCGGGCACCAACAACCGATCTGAATAGAATCATCTCTCTCGTCCACAGTGAAATTAAGAGTCTCTATCTCTATTTCGATGATCTGTCCTTTTTTCACCACAGTGTCAGTAGAGAAAGTCTTTCCAACTTTAATATAACTCTCATCTCCGACTTTAACCTGCTGCGACTGCTTCACCTTATACTTACCAAAGTCTAACGCATAAAGGTAATTGAAGATGCCCTTCTTCTTTGTTTCTTGTATTTCATAGACAATACCAAACACACGAGAGGTTTTGTGATATTTAAACCACTCCATGCGTGAATTGCCATCAAGGTAGTACTTAGCGTCAACACGCTTAAGAACTGCGCCCTCACTTCCGGGTGCGTTGATGACTTTTCTCATCAACTTTTCAATCTCCTCTCTGCCCCGTCCTCGATGCTTCTGTTGACTGAGGAAACTTAATGGAATCCAACGCACGCCGTCTTACTTCTTCATCCTCCTTATGAAGATCTTTCCCATTTAAGTACACACATTCAAATACGGTGGCCACAATCCCTTCTGTTTCAGGTTCACCTTTGCGATGAATCTTACCGGCAATGGCTTCTCTCGGGAAATGATGACCTCCTTCCCAAAGCTCAACCTCCATTCCCAAAATGCACGATGAAACGTCTAGCTGTCTAATAGCATCTGCAACTCTCGGTAGTTCTCTCGTACGCTCAGTCCCATCCTCACTCCAAATTTCAACCTTCTGTCCCTCCTTAAAGGCAAGACACGTCATCCCGTCTTTTTTAACTTCTACAAACCATTCATGATCACCAACCCGCCTCAAGACTGCCTCGATCGACTGAGGCTCATTTCCAGAAACAGCTCTGGTAGGTTTCAAGTTGTGGAAGAATCGGAACATCTTTATCTTGTCTTCCCTCAGGCTCTCTTCTGCCTCCGAAAACGCTTCTCTGTCTTTAGCAAGATAAATGTTTTGTTTTTTGAGAGGGAAGTTAGAGATGAGAAGTTCGGTATCCTTGCTAACTTTGCCCGTCCAACTTGAGGAAACATGATTAACTTTTACCCGCTTTATATTATATGCTTTAAATACTTTCCAGTTATCGGGGTCATCTTCAAGACTCAGAATCCATCTACCCTTTAAGTTCTTTATATTTTCTAAAATATCACCTGAACTCATTTCTCTCTTATCAAACCATCGAGTTGGATATGGAGGATCGAAATAAAAGAAAGTATCTTTAGAATCATATTCTTTAGCTACCTCAAAAGCATCAGAATTTAAGATTTTAACTCTCTTCAGTCTCTCTCTGAACTTCTCGATTCTATTTAACAGTTGTAATTCTTGACCTTGCTTTTCATCCGAAAAAATTTCCTTCTGCCCGTTAAATGAAAAATAAGTTAGGTATATAAATCTTCTAAATCTTTCTACATCAGACTTTGGTGTTGTTCTCTTTAAATGCTCAAACAAACTCTTGTCTCCAGTCCATTTCAACCTTCTTAATTTCTTTAGTTGATCCTCTGTTAAATTTTTCATAAACCTATAAGCAAACGCAATCTCCGGATCCAAATCATTTATCACCTCGACCTCACTTGGCTCCTTAGCAAAGAAGACTGCGCCACCTCCAACAAAAGGTTCAACGTAAATTTTATGCTTCGGAATATAGCTTACAATAGTTTTGGCTAAGTAGCGTTTGCCGCCGGGTGAGCTGAAAGCCGGCCGAATCCCTTTTTGTTCGAATTCACCAAGTTCTACATCTCCTTTGTAAAAACTCCGAAACTCTGGCTCATCGACCTTTCTCAGCTCGCCTTTTGGTAAAGGTTTTAAGAACAAATCATAAGAGTTCGGTCCACCCTGCTTCAGCGCCAAAGAATAAACTGGAACCCAATCCCAAGAAGGTCCATGCAAACTTCCTGTAAAATGAAAAGGTAAATCTTTCAAGTCATCTTTCAGCAAAGAACGCAACCGCTTCTCGATTTCACCGAGACTGTCATGTAAATCATAACGATCATCTACGTAAACCTTGAGCCCGTCTTCGGTTTCAACAAAGTACAAGAAGTTACGCTTCAATAGAATTTCTGGCAGATCCTTAACTTTCTTCAGTTGTAGAAACATTTTTTCTACTCCACAAAATTTCTTTACCATTATAAAACTCTTGAAGAATTCGATCAACTTTGAGGCGAAGCGACGCATCCGGTCTGATGGTTAAATCTTCACCTGTAGCGAAGACGACGTCAACATCATTCGGATAACGATTCTTAGCATAAATCGCACCACCAGTGATAGAAACAAACTCAGGTATGAACGTAAAAGTAGGCAGATGCGATACCGCCGAAGATTTTTGCAACTCTTTCGGCAAAGTTCGATCCAGTGCGTCGTGCACATGATGATGAAACCCACGCCTTGCAAACTCCTCAACTATTGCACGGTGAAGTTTAACTATACGCTCCCGTTTTTCACCGTGAGCGTTCTTGAACCACTGATGCAAACGAAGATGAGCTATCAAAAGCTCATCATCGGAAGTCTTGCGAAAAACTTCTGCAGACATATCTTCTAGTTTCACTCCTCACTCCCACATCTTTAGTGGATGCTCTGTCCTCCAATCTGCAAACACCAGCTCACGATCCAGACAGCATTGATAGCTTCGATGTGACTCTTGCTGACATAACGCAGTTTGAGTCGCAAGAGTCCCTTTCGCCCTCGATACACTCCCAGAAGCTTCTAACCGCAAAGTCCAAATTGTTGCTCTCATCGAACCTGAAGCTTGCTCGCTGCTGCCCACACTCAGAAACAACGGCAGGATCGCTCTGAGGTGACCACTTAACAAAGCCCTTCTCGCCAAACACTTGCACCTCATACACTTTGCGAGGTGACTTCATGCTAACATGGATTCTGCCCAAAGGAAAGAGGATCTCACCCTCATAAACCACACCACGAATACTTTCGCGATCTCTTTTCTCAAGACTCAAAGTCTCAAGAGAGGTAAACATCGAGAGAATTGAGAGTGCATGCGATGCTAACGTCCAGTAAACATCTTCGTACTTCAGTTCGCCTTTTTTCAAGATTTTAATAACGATCTTTTTCACCTTGCCGGTACCTCTAACTTGCTCCACTGCTTTTCTTAAGCCTTTCGAGAAAGTATGAACATAATCCACTATCAACACACGATTCATCCTTCTCGACAGTTCCACCAACTCATACGCCTGCTCTGCATCCAGAGTAAGCGGCTTCTCACACATTACATGCTTCCTCGCAAGAAGCGCTGCCTTTACGATCTCATAGTGAGTCGCAGGTGGCGTCGCCACTACAACTGCGTCGACATGAGGATCGGACCAAATTCTCGATTTGTCGAACTTAGAATCAGCAATGAATCTCACATCGAAATATTTGGGCAGATACTTCATCAGTATCGAGCCCCAATGTCCACAACCGATCAAAGCTGCTGAAGTCCTACTCATCGACCAACTCCGCGTACTTCGTGTTACACTCCAACGCCATGCGGTTGCATCGTGCTCCTACCTTAAAGCAAGTCTCAGGCGAAAAGTTTGGATCTTGATTAGCAAGGACCATCCTGTTAAACTCATCCAAGTCAGAGGTAACCTTTCCCAAACGATTCATCGAAAAAGTAGGAGTCGCAGTGGAAGAGCATTTATAGACATAACCATCAGCGCCAATCGTTATCTGATAATAGCTATAAATACACTTCTTGAATCGCATTCTGCAGACATCTTGGTGGAATGGAGGAAGGTAGAATACAAATGGCTTCTCCTTTTGCGATTTTGAGAGAAAAGGTGAGAGCCTCTTACGATACACAGCGTCAAGCGGCCTCTCAACCTTGTCTCGGTACTCTTTGACAACACTGAAGTCCTTCCCATAAACGTCATATGGAATCGAAAATCTCAGCGAATCACACTTTAAGTCCGAGATCACTTCAACAATGTTCTTTATCTCATCCTCTGTGCCTGTGAGGTCTGTCATCAGATAACAAACCCTAACCGACGGATAACTCCTGTCTCCTCTGATCTCTAAGGCTTTTCTCAATCCCTCTATAATCTCTGGAAACCATTCCCTCTTTGTACGCTTAGTCCTCTTGTGAGTATAGCTGCTGCCAGCATCTAAGGAAACCGATATGTAGTCACCCTCCTCCGCGATCCGACAAAGTTCAGTCAAGAACCCTTGCATCTCCTCCAAAGCAAGAAGATAAGATCCATTCGTATGGATCCCAAAGTTTGATCCGTGTTTTTTCGTTAGAGCTAAGAAGCTCATCAGATAAGGATTGAGAAGAGGCTCCGAGTAAGTGCCGCCGAATATCACATAAGGGATCCTCCCTTTTAACTTGTCCAACAACTCCATTGCAACTACTTCATAATGCGACATCGCACGATCTACCAAAATGCCCTGACAATAAGGACAATTGAAATTACACCATCTCTTATGGTTTCCAGGTAAGTGAATCTCTAGCTGCCGAGGGTAAATCAACTCACCGTTGAAGATTTTAGTCAAATCACCACCTAGATGCCTCTTCAAGATTCCAAAGTAGTCATATTCTTCGGGTCTCACACCTTCCTCCACTGCTCACCTTGAGGCCACTTCCCAGATCTTATTGCCTCAAAATAACCTTTGTACTTCGTCTCTTTCAAAGAGAACTCAGTCTGATCCAGATGTTTGACAATGCAGCCCCAACACCAACCAAAGTCCCACCCTTTGCTCCTCATTCTTCGGAGCCAAGAATCCTGCTCATACATCGAGGGTCTGTCGTCAATTAGCCCAGTTGCGTCTACTGCTGCACGCCGCAAAAGCATCACTCCATTTGCTCTTCTATCCGGAAAGTAACCGTAACCGTCTTTAAAGATGAACTTCTCTCGAGGTTGGTTCGAAAAAGGAGGCTGAGGCCAAGCTGAGAGAGATCCCACCTTGGGGAATCTAATCATAGTCTGATAGAGAACTTTCAACCAGTCTTTCGAATAGATATAATCATTGTCGCATCTTGCGAAGAATCTCGTTTTTGCATTTCCAATTATTTGGTTCTTCGCCGCATTACCACCTAAATTCTTCTCATTAAGGATCAGTCGAACATCATCATCAGGATGATCTTCCTTCCACTTAATTAGCAACTCACGCGTTCCATCCACACTCCCATTATCAATCAGAATCCACCTGAGGTTACCTTCAAACTCTGTCTCCCACATCGTCTTCAATGCTATTTCTGAATATTCTTTTCTATTGAAGAACATCATTCCAATGTCTATCATCTCAAGTCTTTCTACAGAGAAAGTCTCCAAAGGCATCAGCTCCTGTCGAACTCTTTTGCCAAAGAGGAAGACCCCAGGAACTTGCGGATCCTTCACTAACTCAAGAATCTCGAAATCTTTGAATATCTCTCTGAAATCCTCAATCGTAAACCTCCAGTTATCTCCGAAAGAAGGGTCCGGATGATATCCAAAACCTGGAGAACGAGTGGTAATCAGAATGTAGCCTCCAATCTTGCACACCCGCTTTATGTTCTCAATAACTTTCCTCCAATCACAAGTGTGCTCCAGCATCTCAGTAGAATACACAACGTCAAAGCTTTCCTCCCCAAAGTGTTCTACCAATTCTTCCGCTAACATGACCTTATCTACTCCTCTGCCTTCCTTTGCATCCACACCTACAAAACACTTCGGTTTCAAGCTTTCAACGTAGCCTCTTAAGCCACCATTGATATCTCTTGATCCAACCTCTAACACACACTTCCCTTCAACCAACTCCCTCGTTAATCTCTTCTTTCCGAATGCCATCACACTCTCATGCATCTTAAACTCCTCACTAGATTCTAACCATCACACTATAGCTCAGGCTGCGCATCACTAGGTCTCGACAAGCTTTCTGGCTTGGAATCGCCCAGCGTCTGCACCTCACTCCCAGCCACCATGTAATACTCATCACCACCTGGAATGCTCTCCAACTTTAGTGCCTTTCGCACCTCATTCCGACTCATGATTCCATTTCGGACATAACGTTCATACGCACGTGCTACTGCTTCCGGATCAGAAATCTCATGAACATCAAAGAAGAATCTAACATCATCATAATGAAATTCTTGTTGAATAATCTCCTTGTTAATGAAAGCTGAGATCATATTCGTGATCGGAATCACTCTCCGTTGTTGCGCCAGTTGCATCTGAGTATAAGCAGTAGAACGATTGACTGTTGCACTCTCACCTGCCTCTAGAGGTAAGATACCGAAATTACGATAGATTATCAACTCAATTGATTTGCGCAGCTCATTCAACTGCATCTCGCGGTTGGGCATCTTAAACTGAATCCAGTCAACATCTTTGGTGCCGTAAATAACTCGAAGACTCATGTCTTTCTTCATTCCGCGTTTAGACTGAAATTCCTCCTTAGCCCTCTCATACGCTTCTCTTCCAATCATACCTAAATTCAGGATTCCAGGAGGGATCTCATCTTCTGTGAACGTTTTAGCTATGTACGAATTGGTGAACAATAAGGTAGCAACTTCATCAACTATGGAGTCAATAATTGGCTTGCCATATCTCGAATACGTAGTTGGACAAAACACCATATAGATAATTTCGTCTTTCGCGAAGTCGACAGTCTTCCCGAGGAAATGCTGTTGATACCCCTGCAAGACTCCATGTTCATCCATCTTGACTGTGAATGTAGCACCGTCTCTCGCGAAAAGCTCCAATAAGGTTCCGTCAAGAGATTTGACTTTTTCTATAACACCGCATCCAATCACCAGCAGATCACGAAGCACCTTCGATAACAGCTGTGGAAACGTCTCTGCGTTCGAGTTTGGATCTTCTAAAAAACTCTCCACCTCCATAGCATGCTTCATACTGCCACCTGGTAGTGGCCTCACACGATAAGGAAGGGTAGTGATCTCCTGGACTATACTGTCAACACAACTTCGTACTGTAGAAGACTCCTCCCAAACAGCTCTCAGTTGAGCAAATGAGAGTCTCTGAGCACGAACTGTGCTCGGACGTTGCTGACTCCAATCAAAGCTCTCGAAACCTTTTGGAACTGGCTCCTGGTGATTATTATCCGGTGTTGTAACTTCTTCTAATTCAATCATACTCTCACTCCCTTCTCTAACCTACGTTCCATACTTCAAATCCGCTTACCATGTTTTTCTTTTTCATTCGCCGCAACGCCTCTCTTGCAAGCCAACAAGCCATCAAGCAATCTGTATGCCCACTGTAAGGATACGTGATTAACTCTGACACAAATGTACAATAAGGGCAGTCGCAGTCAGTTGGGTGAGGAAAATCACCCATAGGTAAGGTCCACATTCCTTTTTCAAACTCTAAGGCTAAAGCTGGAAGACCAACATTCAGATCTGCCTTCTGTGCACCAGTTAAGTACGGCTCGATTGGATACTGTTTCGGCGCCACTACCTCCAGCCACTGCAGGATATGGATCTGCATGAAATTTGACTCTACTAGCAACAATTCTGGTTGGAATCTTTCCATAGTATCTAAGATTGCTGATGCGATTTCTGGAGAAGTCATCTTCTTTCTCAGAATAAAGATAGGATAACGTCGTTCATTCCTATCCACTGCAATTACAAAGATAACAGTGTAGCTTGATTTCTCAGACGTACCCAAAGCCAAATCCACACCCACATACTTCGGCATCTCATCAAAGCGCTTGTCATTTGCACTGAGATTGAAATCTTTTGCTCTCTCAACCCAAGACTCCTTGAACATTCGATCTTCTTCACTCAGAGGCTGCAAGCGGAAATTGCGATTAAAAGCGACCGAACCTATCTTCTCATACTGTCTTATCAATCTCTCACGCGGCCACTTCTCCGGCCATACTGGTTCAAAATTCTCTCCTACCGGTCTCTCAAGGACCTTACATCGAGTACCTTTCCGCAAATCTGCCGTAAGATCAGAATCTATCCACGGAGTGCAGATGTATACCCAGCCTCCAACAGACGGATCGAGCAAGTTTAACCACACCTCGTCAAAAGCCTGTTTAACTACCGGAATCAAAGCTGGGTTATAAATTGAATTCTTGAAAGAAACTACATCATCAAATATGATGTCTGTCGCACCTCCACCTACACCAGTTGTCAAGATTCCTGCCGCCTCAACCGAAGGTTCCCTGTCAATTATATCGCGTCTTACCGTTATGGAAGACTTTGACCAGTCCTTAACCACTTCATCCTCCCGCAGATTTGGGAACACACGGTGTAGGCGGGTGTTACTAGTAATATGCTCTCTGATCTCGGTAATGCGCTTACGAGCAATGTCATCATTCGCGCTGACGATCTTGATTCGACGATTAGGATCATTACCTAACTTGAATAACACTCGTCCAATCATCTGCGTTGTCTTACCATGACGTCTTGGGACAATAATAACCGCACCTTCTCGCTCATGTTCATCAGCGAACTTCTGAATCTCACGGTGAATCTTGGCTTGACGGAAGGGTTCGTGAGTAATAGAATCAACCATAACATATTCCATGAAAGTGTTTATATCAACTCGAGCACGTCGTACCAACTTTTCTTCCTCTAACAGTCTTCTGTCAAACGACTTGCCCAACATACGTAACCTCAATCAATATCATTTCAAAAACAAAAGGCGACCCTCTCATAGAGTGAGTCGCCGCTCATCTAGACTTATTATACCACTAATTCCAAAAAAGTCACGGTCTAAAGGAAATTTTTATGAACTGCCACTTTCGAAATGCGTGCCAATGTACTGTTAATCGCATTACAACGACAAAGACTAGGACACTTAGAGACGTCGAGTCTTTCAATAATTTCCCGACGTTTTCCGGAGGTCCAAATCTCACAAAATGTCGACTTGTGTAGATCACCGATCTTGAACTCTTCAAGTCCTGCAGTATGACAGCAAAGATAAACACCTCCATCTGCTCCAACCGTGGTTGCAAAGTTCGCACCCTCACACCTGTCGTAGTCTCGTAAGGTACCAGTTAATGCAGCGTCATACTTATGCTTGGAATAAAGAATCTCAAATCCTTTGTGTTCGTACTTCTTACACATATCAATTATCGCATAGACCTCTTTCGCACAGAAGTCAGGATCTTCTTTTTCAGAAAAAGTACGAAGCAGCGGGCGGAACTGTGCATAGTCAACTCCTAATTCACTCGCAAGCCTCGCGAAATCTATCATGCCATCAAGAGTTTTTCTGGATGTCAGGTATCCTACTCCAATAGTGCACTTAAGATTTGCACGATTACGAACGTCAACCAAAGCTTTAATATTGTTGAGAACATGCTCAAACTCTTTCGCACCCATTCCGTGAGTTTTCCTGAACATTTCAGGACCACCTGCGTCCAAAGAAACCCTTATCCATTGACAGCTGGAAAGCAGGCGGTAACACTCAATCCTGTCTTGAATTAACGATCCGTTAGTAATTAATGCAGTGTCTATCTTGGATCCTGCATACTCAATCAAGTCAATCGCATCAGGATGACATAACGGCTCACCACCGCCTGAAAACGTCAGGCCACGTAAACCACATTCAACCAGCTGATCAATGACAGACTTAGCAAATTCCGTACTCATCACATTCTTGCCTCTTTGCTCACGATAAAAGCAGTTAGGACATCGATGAGTACACTTGTCCGTCAGAAAGATCTCAGCTGTGATTGGCCACGGACATCCACCAGCTTGCCAAACTGCAACACGATCTAAGTGTTTAAATATCTTCTCCGAAGAAAATTGTTTAGCCTCTTGGACTTCCATCGTTGCCTCCTTTAACGTCCGAAGTTAATGATGAACATTAAGATTGCCAACAAAAACAAGAAAAGTTCAAACATCTTCTCCTCCGATCCACTTTGAGACTTGTGCAAAAAACTCCTCTGGATGAGCTCTGAAGTACGCAGCAGATGATGAATCAAATTGCGCTGGAAGCCAAACTTCCATGATATCTACCCAATCAACATCTGGAGTCGCTTTCTTTCTCAAACAGCTGAGAAGATAAGAACGAGGTCTCTTGATACCAGTCTTATTCTTCCTCATTTGAGTGAGGAAGCCTACAATGCAATACAAAGGGAAACGCTCAAAGAGCTTCTGGAGTTCATTCTTTGAGAACCCGATTCTCTTCAAATCAATCTCTAAGTGTTCAACTCTTTCAGCGACCCATTTCTTCAACTCCTCATCTAACATTTTTCCTCTGACAGCTTTCGACTTCCGAGCTTTCACCCGGGGGTTATTTGCCCTGTCTAAGAAGCGGAATCCTTGCAGCTCATAGCCTATCTCGTTTAACGCCTTTCGTATTCGCTGTAAGTTTACCCGATACTGAAGTGTACGGTCCCAGCTACGAGAAGGACTCTTACGCTCTTGAATATATCCTTTTTCCACCAAATGCTTGATCTTCCTTCGAATAGTAACCTCAGACATTCCTAGCATCAGCTCCTCATTCAACTGGGCAGCGCTCTTATAAATCCAGCCGTGATTCAATTCAATTTCGTCGCGATCCTCAGCGACACGTCTCGCATTCTCTTCTCTGATCCACTGATCGATGTCATTAATCCTGTCACTCCAATAGAGAAATTGGTTCAAGATCAACGCTTCTATTACATCGCCCGTTAAGGCGACAAACTCTTCCTTAATAACCGCTCTCCTAAGCCTTCTCATTGAAACCTCTTTCATAATTACTTAACTCTGCTGTCTCGCTTTAACTTGCCGTCCTCTTTCAACCACTGCAACACAATGTTTTCAACCAGCTTAGAGGGAGTAGTCCCTTGCGCCTTCGCCAAATCTCTTAACTTGACCAACACATCCAAATCGAAGACAACAGAAATATGTGCTCTCATCCTTTTCACCTCCTAATATTTATTATAAGGAATCAGCAGAGAACGGCAAGTGCCTACTGATCACCTAATTTTGCGAACTCTCGTCTCAAGAGATAGTAATAAGCATGCCAGTTCCAGATTAAAGAGGCATCAAACAACTCTCGCGGCAGGCGTGTCTTAAACAATGCTCTCTTTGCCCTTCCATCTTCGTCATAGAACATATTATTAATCGTGGTCGCCAGCGGTCCAACATTGTCCACCGAACGAACGCCTCTCTTGTATAGCTCTACAATTCGTTTGGGGTTCGCGATGCCAAAGAAATGAATTCTCGTGTGAGGTGCGACCTTGTCTAACTCCTCCCTGACCAACTCTGTCACCCGATAACACAGCTTGTTAGATCGCGCCATCGCACCTCCAATTCCGATCATACACTCCTCCTCGAAAATCCCGATCCTCTCGTACTCCTTAAGACACTGAAGGTAATGCTCTGCACCCTTATATCCCTGCAAAGAGAAAATTTTTGTTGCCTTCGTCCTCATCTTCTTAAACTCTTTCGCGTTCTCAATCGTTCTTTGCCACATCTCCTCTTGTGTGACACCCCAATTATCAACCACCCTCTTATAAAGAGGGCAGTCCATGTGGGTGACATAGTCTGCCTCTAAGATCTCAGCGAGCTTAATCAGATCACGTTGATGATTCACCCAGTCTTTGTCACCGTTTGCGATTGCAGATAGCAGTCCAGAGTCCACAATCAAACTGTTTATCTTATCACGATCACGAACTAGTTTTTCCAAGAGTGGTCTCGCATTCTTCTTCCGCAGCATAGTATAAGCAGAAACCAAGACGTTCTTCTCTGGCAAAAGGTCTACCAGATGTTCCATTCTCTCACCCAACACATAGTAAAGCTTAAAGTCTGTAGGTATTCCTGTGGTCAATGAGATCGTCTTTCCCCTTCTCTTTTTGACAGTTGTTTTATATGGATCAACCTCGGGCAACATTTTCATCAACTTTTCTACTCTGACGAACTCTTCCACCTTGCGCATGAATGTTTTGTGTGGAAGCTTTCCTGAGACCAAACCTTCAAACAACTCCTTCCGTGCTTTCTTGTTCTTCACACGCCTTAGCGTTAAAGCTTGAAACAGATTCAACTTACCTTCATTAAGCGCTTGTTGTACCTCAGGTGGCTCCTCCAACAGTGAGATAGTGTTCAGTACAGTAGAGACCGACCTTTGCGTTGCTTTCGCTACCTCCTCTGCCGACATCTCGTAATCAGTCATCATCCTCTTGAGTGCTCTGGCAGTCTCCATGGGTAGGAGGTTATCCCGTGCGTCATTCTCTAGAAACGCTGACACGAAAACCTTTTTGTCGTCCCATCCTTTTACTACCATAGCTTTGATGCGAGAGGCACCGATCATCTGATGAGCTCGAAATCTGCGCTCCCCGTGGATGATTTTATAGGTGTTTCCCTCTTGCAGAACCAGTATAGGTGAGTGCAACCCTTCTCTTTTGATTGAGTCTGCTAAACGTTTGAGCTTGTCCTCATCGAAGTACTGTCGTGGCTGATTCGGATTCGGCCTGATCTTCTCCAGTGGAATCAGATGAATTTTTGAACTTTCTTTTGGGTTTAAGGAATGTTGCTCTTCTTGCATCTTTCCCTCCTTAGATGTAGTAACTTTCTGAAGATGTCTGTGACTTTCTTAATTAGATCCTTATTGATGTACAACAGGTGACTGTTCCAGTGAGAGTGGTTTGGTAGTGTGGTTTCCTGAGGAGAAGTTACCATCTTTTCCTGAAAGGACCGAATGCTTCTTCTTTCTATTATAATGTAGAATACTATTTTTGCCAGGACATTTGAGAAAACTCGATGTTATTATGATTATTATATGAAAATGACGAAAATAGGATAAATTTGAAAAATGGATTTCTTATCTTGATTTCGATTTCTCATTTTGTTTTTCTGATTTTGTCAGCCATCAAATGCCATCTTATTTAGACTGTCAATTTATCAATAAACTTATTTGAATAGGACTTGACAAATTAAAAATTTTTATTATAATTAAATAAAAAATAAATGAAAGGAGTTAAAAAATGATAAAAGTATATCAAAACGGTGTAAATGTTCAGTTCAAGTATGTAGGCTTTTGGATTATCAAAAGGAAAAATTATATTCTCTTTTTGATAGGCAAAAAGAATGATAACGGCTGGCTGTATAGTGAAGTATTCAGATTATCTTTATCCATAAAAAGAAAGGAGCTAAAATGAACAGTCCAATAAAATTATCAACATTGATTTTATTAAGTTTAGCTTACTTAGTATTCATAGGGTTTATCAT